GTGACATCCAGCAAAATTCAGACGCTGCAGAAGGAGCTCGGTCATCTCAACCTGCTCCTCGAAGAAGCGAAAAAAAAGGAAAAGGCCGAGGCGCTGGCCGCCATTCGCGAACAGGTGAAGCAGTTCGACATCACGGAAGTCGAACTGCTGAGGGCGGCGGGGTTCGTGAAGGACAAGCCGAAGAAGCTGCCGGCGAAATACTACGATCCGTCGACGGGTAAATCGTGGACGGGCCGCGGCGCGTGCCCGAAATGGCTGATCGGCAAGAATCTCGACGACTACCTGATCCGGCCGGCGCCCGAGCCCTGGTGGCCGGGGGAGAGCGCGTAGCGCGCGCCCGCGGCGGGCGGCGGGACATCGGCCCGACGCCGCGGCCCGCGCGGAGACGACGGCAGCCGGCGTGCCGCGCGTCGCGTCACGCCGTGTCAGGCGCGCCTGCGTACGCGGCACTGCCGTCGCGACCGGCGGACGCGCGAAGACAAGACCCGAAACCCGCGCCGCCCCCCTCAAGCGCTGCGCGTTGACGTGCGTCAATCGCCTCTCCGCCCTCCCTGCCGACCTGAGTGCACGATGCGGCGCGCTTCGCCGTTCGCGGTCGTCGGCACGGGAGGCGAATATGGACGTCGGAAAAAGCGGCGCTCAGCCCGCCGAATGCCGCACGGCCGATTGCAACGCGCCCGAATGGGCCGAGCGCATGCGGCCCGCTCATGCGGCGATATCGTCATGATCGAATATCGCGACACGCGCGAGCGAATTGCGCCGAGCGCACGATAAGTCGTACGATCCGTACCGGAAGGCGAAGCTTGCCGTCACCGCAGCCCCAGGCGAGGGCGGAGGCACGACGGGAGGGCTGACCCGCGTTCGGAAAAACACCATTCGTCGTTCGGCAAACGGCCCGGTTTCCGGCTGCGCTCGGCTGCCGCTTGGTCGGCCGAAGCCGCGCGCACGCCGCGAGCCGGAAATACGCTCGCCGGCGGCCGGCGCGTGACGGTTGCCGCGGGTTACCGCGCGCGGTCGACTCGGCACCGGACTCGAACCGGAGGAGACAGATCATGCTGATCGGTGTGCCAAAGGAGATCAAGGTCTACGAATATCGCGTCGGCCTGACGCCGGCGGGCGCGCGCGAGCTCGCGCTGCACGGCCATCAGGTGCTGGTGCAGCGCGGTGCGGGCGCGGCGATCGGCTTGCAGGACGACGATTACGCGGCGGCCGGCGCGATGCTGGCCGACGACGCGGCCGACGTGTACGCGCGCGCCGACATGATCGTCAAGGTCAAGGAGCCGCAGCCGGCCGAATGTGCGATGCTGCGGCGCGGCCAGATCCTGTTCGCCTACCTGCATCTCGCGCCCGATCCCGATCAGGCCGCGGCGCTCGTCAAGTCGCGCGCGGTCTGCATCGCGTACGAAACCGTGCGCGCGCCCGGAGGCGGCTTGCCGCTGCTCGCGCCGATGAGCGAAGTGGCCGGCCGCATGTCGATTCAGGTTGCCGCGGCGCATCTCGAAAGCCCCGGCGGCGGGATGGGCCTGCTGATGGCGGGCGTGCCCGGCGTGCCGGCCGCGCACGTCGTCGTGATCGGCGCGGGCGTCGTCGGCACCTGCGCGCTGCAAATGGCGGCGGGCCTCGGCGCGCGCGTGACCGTGCTCGACACCAACGTCGATCGGCTGCGCGAGCTCGACCTCGTCTTCGGCAACCGAATCGCGACCCTCTACTCGAACACGCATGCGATCGACGGTGCGGTGCGCGGCGCGGACGTCGTGATCGGCGCGGTGCTGGTGCCCGGCGCGTCCGCGCCGCGGCTCGTCACGCGCGAGATGATCTCGAAGATGCGCGCCGGCGCGGTCGTCGTCGATGTCGCGATCGACCAGGGCGGCTGCATCGAGACATCCCACCCGACGACGCACGCGCAGCCGACCTACGTCGTCGACGGCGTCGTGCACTACTGCGTGGCCAACATGCCCGGCGCGGTCGCGCGCACGTCGACGTTCGCGCTCGGCAACGCGACGCTTCGCCATGCGATCGCGCTCGCGAACAAAGGCTGGAAGCGCGCGCTCGCCGATGACCCGTACCTGCGCGCGGGGCTGAATGTGTGCGACGGCCACGTCACGCACGAAGCGGTCGCGCGCGCGCTCGGCCTCGCTTACGTGCATGCGGACGAGATGCTCGATTGAATCGTTCAGACGGTCGGGTTCTCGCATGTTCATTGTCGCCGGAGCTATTCGGTGCATCGCCGGCGACATGGTCTGACGGGGAGCCGGCCAACTGACGATGGATCGAGAAACCGGCATTTGAACTTGGCTAGAAGCGAACCTTACCGCTTAGCTGTCACACCCAAAATGTCGATAATTTACCTTATGTCAAATTGGATCGCTAGCTGAACCTGTCGGACCTGTCAGGTTGATTCACGAATTTGTAAACATATTTACAAATCGTTACAGAATCCCACGCAGTCCACACAATGAACCCCGCCGCGCCCCGTCATGGCGAGCTGTCCGATTTTATCGCGCTCACTGACGGCCTCTCCATCCGCCAAATTGCCGAAGCGCTTCGTTGCTGTACGCGTAGCGTCCGCAACTACTTGGCCGGCCGCTCGCCGATCCCATGGCATCGCGTCGAAGTATTACGCCTGCGCCAAGTCGAGATAGACGCAGCCCAGGCCACTCCGCAACTACTTATCGGCGAAATTCCCGTGGAGTCGACGATCGAGCCGGACGTATCCGCTCCCGACGTGACGCCCACCGAAATTCTCGCGTGGGTCGGCGTTCACGCTCCACACTACCTGTCCAGCCAAAGAAGCTTTCGCCAGTACGTTCGTGGCTGGAATGTTGTCGACAAGATCCGACATTCAAAGGCCAAAGGCATGTTCGCCGCAGTGCTCGCAAAATGGCGCGTGCTCGCGGTCGATCTGCCGCGCTCGTGGAAGTCATGGCGATCCGGCGGCGTCTTCGCGAACACCGATCCGCCGGCCTACCGCTGGCGCAGCAACTCGTCCTGACCGCCCTGCACTACTTGCCGGAACGCCGGAAATGCGATCGGTGCCGATCGGTCGTCGGATCGTCCCGCATTTCGAGCTCGAGCGCGGTCGTGAATCCAACGTCGCCGATCGTGTGCGTTGTCTTCTTCACAAGCCACGGCGTCTCGTCGATTTCCGGTTTGAAGCCTGACACGGTCACGGGCATCTCCGGGAACAGTTCGGCGCGGCCGCGCGCGAGCGTGTAGCTCATCGTCGCCTGGCTGCGCTGCATCCGCTTGAACTCCGCTTGCGCGGCAGCGCGCGCTTCCGCCTCCGTTGCGTAGTCTTCCGGCAGCACCTTCACGTTCTTGTTGTTCTCGCCGCCGACGATGACCGACTTCCGCTTCGCGCGGCCGGTCGAATGGTAGTGCGCGCGCACGGCCGCGTAGTTCTCGCGTTCGGACACGTGGTAGCGATGACTGTCGCCGCTCGCGCGCGTCAGTTCGAGCACGTCGAGCTTCTTCCCGGTCGCCGTCTGGCCGGTGCCGATCGGCATGAACAGCAAGCGTAGATCCTTCACGTTCATGACGGCGTCATAACGCTTCGCCAGGCGCGTCAGAAACGACATGTCCGATTCGTGCGTCTGGTCGATGTGCGCGATCAGGACCTTCGCGAGCGCGTCGCCGACGATCGGCGCCAGCGAGTAGCGCCCGGCGATCGCGCGGACGATCGAGCCGATCGTCTGTCGATGCCAGCTCTTCTCGCGGCGCTCCTGCATGCCGCTCGTCATCGCGGCCGAGCGCGCGCGGATGGTGATGATGTCCGGCGCGCCGCTGTGCTCGACTTCGTTCACAACGAAGCTGCCCTTGTCGACGAGCGGCTCGCCGGCCCATCCGATCGACGCCTTGATCGTCGCGCCGCGCTTCGGAATGTCCAGATCGTTTTTCGAGTCGTCGAGCACGATATCGATGGTGTCCGCCTCGTCGGAGCGCGATTCCGAAATCGACAGCGACACGAGCCGCGGCGCGAACAGGCGCGACAGATCGCGGCCGCCGACTGAAATGCGGTAGTCCGGCTGCGGATGCAGGCGCGCGACGCGCGGCGCGTCCTGCAATTCCGCCCTCGTGGTGCGTTCGTTCGTCGACGTGGTCATCAGCGCTTGTCCTTGCGCGTGTTCTTCTCGCGCGGCGTGCGCAGCACGTCGTCGTCGACGCGCTCGATCGTGAGCTGGAACTCGATGCGCCGCGGCGTGCCGTCCGCCGTGTGGTAGCTCTGCGTCTCGTTCAGCTCGGCGATTACGTACGCGCCGTAGACGTTGCCGGCGCCGTCGACGAGCACGTACGCTTCGCCGGTGTCCGCCATCGCGGCGAGCTCGCGAATCGACGCGATCGAGCCGAACGTCTCGGGCGCGACGAGGCCGTTCAGCGTGATCGTGTCATCGCCGACGCCGGCGAACTGGCGGCCGTCGCGCGCGCCGACGCGCGAGCTCGTCGGATGCTTCCACGTGCGCCGCCGCTGCAATTCGCGGAACGGTGCGCTCGTCAGGCTGAAAACGAATTGGTCGAGGGACATGAGCATGCGTGACTCCGGTTGCGTCAGTCCGACAGGCGCGAGCCGATGCGCGACTGCTTCGCGCGCTCGCGGCGATCGAGCGCGGCTTCGACGGCGCGCGCGATCGCGTGCGGGTCCTGCCCGGCCTGTGGGTAGATGTTGATGACGATCGGCAATGCCGGCGCGGCCGGCGATGAAGCCGCGGATGGCGCGGCGAGCGGCGCGCGGCGATCGATCGGCACGGTCGCCTGCACGAGCGGCGGCATCGGCTTTGCGAGCGCCGGTGTGCCGAATGACGCGACGGCTACGGTTGCAAGGCCGAGCGCCGCTTTCGCGATGCGCTGCTGCTCACCCTGCATGCCGAGCGCGGCGCCTTCACCGACGAAGCCGCCGAGCTGCGCGAATACGCGGCTCGGGCTATGGATGCCGAGCTTCTCTTTGAACCAGCCCACCGTGCTGTTCGCCATATTCGAAATCGCGTCTTTCACCTTGCCCAGTCCGCTGCTGATGCCGCCGACGAGCCCGTCGATAAGGTGTCCGCCGAACTCGGAGAACTTCGCGGGCAGCTCGACGCCGAACAGCGACAGCACGCCCGCGAGCGCCCGGTAGAACATGCCGAGCGGCGACCAGTTCAGAATCAGCGTGCCGAGCGCGGCGAGCCCGCCGTTCAATGCCGCGCGCGCGTCGCCCATCGCTTCCACGAACAGGCCGGCGAGCCCGCCGAGCGCGCGGCCGAGCCACGTGAGCGGCACGAGCGCGACGCGCAACACCGTGCCGAGCACCGCACCGAATCCGCGGCCGGCTGCCGCCGCCGCGGATAGGCCGTCGGCGCTCGCGCGCGCCGGCGCGAACAGCTTGCCGAGCCAGCCGGCCACCGTCGAGAGCGCACCGCCCAGCCCGTTCCACAGCGGTTTTTGCCGCCGCTAGCGCGCGACCGACCGGCTGCAATGCGCCCCGAAGCGCGACGCCGATCGGCGCCAGTGCATCGCCGATCGCCGTGAGCGCGCCCCCGACGAACGCCTTGATCGGCCCCCAATAGCGGTAGATCAGCAGCGCGGCGGCGGCGAACGCCGCGGCGTATAGGCCAATCGGCGTCGTGAGCAACAGGCGGCCGGCACCCATCGCGGCCGTGCCGAACATCCGCCATGCGGCCGCGCCGATGCCGAGCGCGCGCGACAGGATGCCGCCCTGGATGCCGAGCGTCGCCATGCTGAAACGCACGACGGCGAGCGGGCCGAGCACGCCGGCGAGAACGATCGTGAAGGTTCCCATTACGGCGAGTAGCCCGCCGAGCGCGGCGGCGACAACAACAATCGCCTTGGTCGCTTCGGGATGCGCCTTAATCGCCTTCAACAGTCTGTCGGCCAGTTCGCGGGTTTTGTCGAGCGCGGCGTTGTAGATCGGCGTGACGCGCTCGCCGATCTCTTCTTTCAGGTCTTTTACCTTCGCGAGCGCGGCGATTTCCTTTCCGGAGGTTTGCTGTTTCGCAATGGCGTCCAGTTCGGTAATACCCGCAGCACCCTTGTTCAGACGCTCGTTCTTCGCGATCTGGCCGCGCTGCAAGTACATCGTCGCGAACAGGTTCGATGCGGACCGGTTTGTGAAGATCGAGCCGATTGCGCTGAGAATTGCCTTGTCTCCCTTGATGCCCTTCTTTTCCAGCGCCGGCAGCAGCGTCTTTTGCAACCATTCGTAAGGAGACGATTTGTACTGCTCTGCATTGAGCAGCGCGCCATCCGCGAACGCCTTCACGTGGCCGTTCTTATCGTATTCGACTTTCTTCGCATCCAGCAGGCCGAGCTTCATCAACTTGCGCGTGGCGCGTACCGTCGTTCGCCCTTCGATCAAATTCTGATAGCCCGACATCAGTGCGTTACCTGCTGTGCCGCCCTGCATCTCCTGAACGATCGGCTCCATCTGATAGAAGAATGCGTCCTTCGACAGCGACTTGGCGGCAACGCCGCCGCGTTGGATGAACTCCATCCACTGGTCGCCCCCGACGCGGCCGCCGGTCGCCGAAATCACTTTCTGCACCCGGTTCGCCTCGTCACGAAACGTCGCCTCGTCTTTCGTGCCGTTGCGCAGCTCGATCACCTTGAGCATGTTCATGAACTTGCGTTCGTTTTCCTCCCCATGCCCGGCGCCGTACATGGCCTCGTTCGCGAATTTCATCTGCGACAGGATCGGCGCGGCCATCTGCGCGTGATGCTCGTCGGCGAAGATCGTCATCGAGTCGCGCATCATGGTCAGATTGTCGGTGTAGCTCGAACCGTACACCTTCATGCTACGGGCGAACTTCTCCGCGTCCCGCGTCGACTGCTCGCCCAGGCCGAGAGCCTGAATGCGCGCGATTTCGTTCTGCGCCTTCTTAGCTTCGTCCAACGTGCCGCCCAAACCGCCGAGAACGCCGGTGCCGGCGGACTTCGCCGCGTAACCGCCAATCGCCATGCCGCCGGCGACGCCCTGTAGCGCCTGCATCTTGCCGCGCGCCGCGCCGAGCTTCTTCTCGCGCTCGGCCATGGCTTCGAGCTGGCGCGTCTGTGTCTGCATTGCCGCCGTGGTCTGCGCGATGTTCGAGCGCAGCGTGCGTTCGTGCTCGGCGAGCTGGCGCGTGTCGATGCCCGTGCTCGCGAGCTGCGCGCGCAGCTCACGTACGCGGGCGGACTGCTTCTCGTGCTCGATCGACAGCCGCGCCGCGGACTGCTTCGCCTTCTCAAAATCGGCAATCATCTGACGCGAGGGTTGGTCGGCCGCACGCAACGCAGTGGCGAGGCCATTCACGCGCGTTCGTGCTTCGCCGAGCTTCTCCGCTGTGCCCGCGAGCCCGGTTCGCATCTCGCGGAACGAGGCGACGGCCTTCTGCTGCTTGCCGAGCTCGGCGAGTTCGCCGCGCGTCTGCTTGAGCGCCTGCGCGAGCCCCTTGTTGCTGTTCAGCACATTCTTCAAGGGCTTCGTGAAGTTGTCGATCATGTCGAACATCACGCGCAGTTTCAGGGCGTTGTCCATCGTCACTCGTTTCCGCTACGTATCCGGGCGCGCTCGCGCCAGTCCATCAATTCGGCCAGGGAGAAGGCGGCCATATCGCGCGGCGTCCAGCCAAACACCGTCGCGATATCGGCCATCGCGTCTTCTACGCGGTCCGGGACTCCATGCTCGCTTTCAGCGCCTTCGGCATCAAAAAACCGGCGAAGATGCCCCCCAATGCCACGAGGTCGGCCGGGTCCATGCCGGCCACGTCGAACTCGGTCAGCGTCGGCGTGCTGATGCGCGGCAACACCTTGCGCAGCGCGTCGACATCGATATTCACGAGTGCGGCGAGCGACGTGCCGCGCAGCTCGCCCGCGGCCGGCTTGCGCAACGTCACCTGCGTAATGGTCTGCCCTTCGCGCTCGATCGGTGTGTCGAGCGTGTGCGTGTTCTCGTCGGGCGCGGCGTGGCCCGTCGTTTCGATGTGAGCGGTGTCGATGGTCGTCATGGTGTTTCCTGGGTTGGATGTGAAATTGGAATGGCCCGCGCTCGACGCGGGCATCGATTACAGGCCCATCGCGCGGCGAAGGTCCGACGCGAGGTCCATGCCGTTGATCTTCTCGACCGCGTTCACGAAGTCGAGCTCGATGAGGTCGCGCCCGTTCACGGTCAGCTTGTAGTAGCTGGCGTTGGTCGTGATCTTGAATTTAGTGTCTTCCTTCGCCTTCGCGGTGCCCATGTCGATCTCTTCGTGGCGGCCCTTCACTACCACTTCGATCTGGTCGTGCTTCTTGCTGTCCTCGCGACGATAGCCGCCGGCGAAGCGCAGCAGCACGCCGTCGTGCTGTACGGCGCCGTACTGTTCGAGCACTTCGACCATGAAGCCGCCGCACGTCCACTCGAGCTGGAGCTCTTCGCTGCCGTAGTCGATTTTCACGGGGCCGGTCATGCCGCTGCCCTGCCACGCTTCCATCTTGCGCTTGAGCTTCGGAAGATTGAGCTCTTCGACTTCGCCCACGAAGTTCGCGCCGTTGTGAAAGACGTTGAAGCCCTTCAGTTTTCGAGGCATACCCATTGCGTTTGACTCCTGTTAAGCCGCGACACGCGCCGGGAAATCGGCGAGGAAGCGGTCGGTGATGCGCTGGCGCAGCACCAGATTTTCGAGAGGCGGAACCGGCGTGTAGTCGTAATCGATGTACGCCTTGCCGGACGCGAGAATGTCGGCCGTGTTCGGCTCCGGATCGATCCACGCGCTACCGCCGATCAGGTAGCCGTTCGCGACCTGCTGCCGAAACCAGCCGTTGATGCTTTCCACGATGTCGCGCGCGAGCGACGGATTCAGCGGGCCGTCGACGACGGGCATCTGCGCTTCGGCGATCGAGTCGGCGGCCACCTGAGCGGTGCGCGTGTAGTTCTCGAACGCGAACTTCGGATCGTCCGAGCACGTGCGCTCGCCCCAGAACCGGAAGCCGTTGCGGTTCACGAGCGTCGTCACTTCGTGCTCGTTCAGGTAGCCCGCATCGGTCGCCGGGTCCTGCAAATCCCACGACACGTCGGCGCTGATGCCGGACACGCCGTTCACGACGACATTCGAAATCGTTTTGTGCCAGCCGATGTCGTTGTCGATCTTCGCACGCAAGCCGGCGGCGATCGCCGGCGCCGGAATGACGACCGTCGAGTTCGTCGTGTCGTCCCAGCCGAGCCAGTCCGGCCAGATCACCATGATTTCGCGTTGGCCGAACTGCTTGCGGTACGCGGCGGCTTCTTCCTTCGTCTTGCAGCCGGACGCCGACACATAGGCCATCGCGCGCAGCGACTGCGCGGTCGCCGCGAGCGCGGCCGCCACCGGCTGCGTATCGAGGCCGGGCGCCGCGAGAATGCGCGGCTTCACGCCGAGCGCGCCCTGCGCGGCGAGCAGCGCCTTGATGCCCGTGTACTTGCCGTCCGGCGTCACGGTGCCGATGACGTTCGAGGTCGTCTCGTCGGCGTCCTTGCCTTCGGCGACGCGCACGACGACGGTCAGCGGCTTCGTCTGCTTGCCGATCGCGTCGAGCGTGCGGCGCAGCGTGCCTTTCTTGCCGGCCTTGCCGAGCGCGGCGACGACGTTCGTCAGCAGCACGGGCGTATTGAGTGGAAACGCGCTCGCGTCAGCGTCGGCTGCCGTGCAGACGACGCCGAGCACGGCCGTCGACACTGAGCGAATCGGGCGGCCGCCTTCGTTGATTTCGATGACGCGTACGCCGTGGTGGTAGTCCTGCGGCATGGTGTGCAGCTCCTGTTACGTAAAAATCGGGAGGATTCCCTATGATCGGCCGGCGTCAGGCCGGGGCGTGTTCGGGTTCCGGCCGCGCGGCGTCGCCGGCAACGGCCGGTGCGGCGGGCGGCATGCCTTCCGGCGCGACGGGCTCGGGCGGCGGCGGAACGTACGGCGCGGGCGTGTCGGGCCACGCGATCGCGTCCGGGAACGTGTCTTTCTGGATCGCGGCGACGAGCGCCATCTGGTAGGCCGACCAGGCTTTGAAGTAGTACGTCTGCTCGTCGTCGAGCTGGCCGGCCGCGTACGCGTCGGCTTTGCCGAGGTTCTCCCGGCGCGCGATCGCCAACCGTCGCTCGAACTCGGCCATCACCGCGTCGCGCTTCTCGCGCGCGAGCAGCTCGGCCGGCACGGTCCACGCGCCGTCGAGCCACGCGTGCCGCTCGGACGGGCGCGGCTCGGTCGTCAGGCCGAGGTCGGCCGGCGTCTTGCCCGCGATCGCGATCTCGACCGGCTCGCCCGTGTCCGTCCGATAGCAGACGCGGCCGCGGTAGTCGGGCAGCAGAAACCACGCGCCGTCGCGGTAAAACGGCCACGTGGTCGGCGTGCGCGCCGGCGGGGCGTCGAGCGTCGCGGACGCCGGAATCAGCCAGCGGCCGTCGTTGCGCGGATCGGCGTCCGGCTGGCCGCTGCTCAGGTATTCGCCCGTGGCCGGGTCGTAGTGGTGAATCAGCATGTCGTGTCTCTCGTGGTTAGTAGGCGCGAATCAGCGCGAGCAGCGCGACGTTGCGCGGGCGCGCTTCGTCGCCGCCGTCGGGTTGAACGGCGATCGTGTGCGCGTGCCGGCCACCGCCGCCGATACCGACGGCGTGCCCGTGATTGCCGTTGCCTTCGGTGTTGAATTCGTGGTTGTGGTTGCCGGCCGGGCTCGTCATCCCGTACACGTTGTCGTTGTCGCTGCCCTCCGCGCCGCGGTTGTTGGCGGCGCCCCACGTGCCCCACGGCGGGTTGTACATCTGCGGGTGCTCGCCCCACGGCGAGACGTGCTGGTGGTCGCCCACAGCGTTCGTCCAACCGTGGTGGCCGTGCCAGCCCTGCACGTCGGTCCACGCGGTGTGGACGTGGTCCGGCGCTTCGCTTGCCGCGGCGCCGTGTGCGTGCGTGTGGTTCTGGTCGCCCTGGAAGGCGCCGATTTGGCGCGTCGCGTCGACGCCGCCGCGCGCATCGGACCAGCAACGAATGAATTCGCCGCGCAGCTCGGGCAGGCGAAACGTCGTCGCGCCGTCGCCGGTCGAGAAGCAGCCCCACCGATCCTTCATCCAGTCCGCATCGGAGACGAGCGCGCCGCTCGCCTGCGCATACGCCCACAGCTCGGGATAGTCGGCACGGTTCACGAGCACGCCGTTCGCCTTGAGGAAGCCCGGCCGCACGGTCGTGCGCGGCTCGAAGACAATCTGGCCGATCGTCGTCGCCGACAGGACCGTGCGCACCCATTCCGTCGTCGCGGCGCGCGTCGATCGATCCGCCGCCGGCGGCGTCGGCACGGTCACGGGTTGCTCGAAGGCCACGAGCGACGGCAAGAACCGCACGACGGCGCGCGCGTTGCAGGCCACGCCGAACTCGCCGTCGGCTGCGTGATAGAGGCCGGTATCCGGCGCGCCGTCGTTGGCGAACGTGAGCGACGGCGCGGCCGGGCTGCCTTCGGCGAGCACGAGCCGCTTGCCCGGCGCGAACGACACATCGCCGGCCAGCGTGCCGCCCTTGCTCTTGTCGAGCGGGTCGAGGTTGCCTTCGTGCCACGCCATCCGGCCGTCAATGCGAAACGTGTGATCGGCGAAGATGTACTGATAGGACGATCCCGCCGGCGACCACCAACCGGTGCTGACCGGGTTCGCGTAGAGGTAGCCGTCGACCGGCCCGAGCTTGATATGCCCTTCGCTTGCCTGCCGACCGACTTCGAGGTCGCGCGCGACGTCCACGGCGCCGCCAAAGACCGTGCCCGCTCCGCTGCCGTCGACGATCACCTGCCCTGTCGACAGCGACCACGAGAACGGCCGATAGTCGTTGAAGCCGCCGTCCGGGGCCCCCTTCGGTGTCGACAGGAAATAGACGCTCCGGCCGTCGTTGCGGATGAACGCGCCGTAGCCGTCGTACACGGCGCGGAACTGCCCGCCGGCGCCGCCGGCGTCGATCGCGCGCGCGGTGACGCCTTCCGATGCATCGACGCCGCCGCGCACCTGCAGCGCGGTCTTGCCGTCGTCCGCGCGCTCGCCGATCAGCACGCGGCCGCCCGACGCGAAGCGTGCGACGCGCTTCTGCTTCGCGTCGCTCGCCGCATCGTTGTTCGTGCCGTCGTTCAGGCAAACGTCGACGTACTCGCGCCCCCACGCGCCGGCGTCGAATCCCGCGCGCAGCGTCGCGACCAGGCGCGGGCTCAGATCGGGCAGCGTCGCGTCGCCGAACGTGCCGAACAGGCGCGCCTTGCCGGCCTTGCCGACGCCGGCCGTCTTCGGCGACACGTCGAGCTGCGCGGCGCGATCGTCGACATCGGCGACGACACGCACGCGCCCGTCGAACGTCGCGCCCGAGAGCGCCGCGTAGCGCCGCTTCGCCGTCTTCGGCGTGATCGCGCGCGTGTCGTCGTCGCCGGCGTCCACTTCGGCCTGCGTGGCGAGCTCGACCACGCCCTTGCGCTCGGTCGTCGCCGGCGGATTCAGGAACGTCGCCGGCCCGAACTCGAGCTTGGCTGCGTCGATCGTCGCGAAAACGACATCGGTCGCGAGCAGCATCATTGCCGCGGGGGATTTTTCCAGAATCGGCGCGTCCTGCACGTACACGGCGAACAGCACGCCGTTCTCGAGATACAGGCCGAACGCGTACAGCGAATACTGATCGCTCGTGTCGTCCTGGATCACGACGTGCACCGTGTCCGGCGCGACGTTTTCGCCGCCGAACGTCGTCACGCGCTTGCGCTCGTTCGGCATCGTCTTCATGCCGCGATCGAACGCGAACGGCGCGGTGCCGAGCCCGATTTCGACGACGCGGCGCGCGGCCGTGCCGGTGTTGCCGCCGGCGACCAAGGCCGCGCGGCCGGCGTCGGTAATGTGGATGACCATTCCTGCCATGTCAGATATCCGTGAGGGACAGGCGGCGATACACCGCCACGCGTGCGCCCGCGCCGATGCGCTGCGTGCCCGTCGCGCCGAACCCCTGCGTGAACGTGTAGTGCGCGGTGCCGCGCTTGGCCCGGTCGACTTCGGCGATGATGTCGGCGACGTATTCGGCGGTTGCCGGGATGCCGTCGCGCGCGCCGACCGTCATCAAGATTTCGAACGTGCCTGGCCGGCCCTTCGGCGTCTTCTCGAACCACTCGCGCATCGCGACGTTCGCGCCGAACGACGCGCACACTTCGCGCACAGCCGCGGCCGTGCCTTTTTTGCGCGCGATCCGGATCGCCGCTTTCACGCGCGCGCGCTTCACCTGTTCGGGCCAGTAGTCCTTCCACGTCTCGACGCCGAGGTGCCACGCGAGCCACGGCAGAAACCGCAGCGGGATCGCGTCCGGGTCCATCAGCGTGCCGATGTCGACCGGGATGTCGCTGATGCGCGCGTTCGTGTCCGCGAGCCGGCGCTCGAGCGCGGTCGCGTTCGGCGGCAGCAGCGAGGTTGCCCGTCTAGTCATCCGCCACCCCGCCGTCGATCAGCTCGATTCCGGTGCAGTACGGCGCCTGCTCGTGCGTCACGGGCACGCCGCCGGCGGGCGAGTCGAGCAGCACCTTTTGCACGCCGGCGACGCGCATCGCCGCGTGCAGGCCGTCGACCGTGATTTCCATGCCGATGCGCCGCATGTCCGCCGCGAACTTCACGGTGCGCTTGCGGGCTTCCGCGAGCGCCACGCCGCGATCCGGGCCGGAGAAGAAGCGCAGCGTCGCGCGGATCGCATACGGCACGACTTGCGCGCTCTGCACGATCACTTGGTCGGTTTGCGGGCGCACGCCTTCGAGCGCCGCGCGCACGATGTCGATGAGCGCGTCGCTCGCCGTGCCGTCGCCTTCGCGCGACAGGACCGTGACAACCATCACGCACGGCTCGGGACTGCGCGCGGACGCGGACAGCACGCGGCCGTCCGCCGCGCGTGCATGGAACACGTACGCTTCTTCGGGGCCGGCGACGGAGAAGCCGCGCGGCGCGAGCTGCACGCGCTCGCGCAGACTGTCTTCGTCCTCATAGACCGCATCGATACCGTGCTCCGGATCGGCCGCCGTGACCACGAGCCGCTCGACATCGAACAGCGCCGCGATGTGTTCGAGCGTCGTGCCGCGCGCGTAGGCGAGCAGCAGGCCGCGCGCCTTGTCGTTGATGAGCTGCCTCAGTAGGACTTCGCGATAGGCGTTCTCCTGAAGGACGCGCGTCACGGGCTCGGATTCGAGCGCGAGCGTCGCGGCGATTTCCGCCTGGTGCTCGGGCGGATACAGCGACACGAGGCGCGCCTTGCGCTCGGCGAACAGCGTCTCGAAGTCGAGCGGGTCGACGATGTCCGGCGCGGGGAGCTGCGAAAGATCGATGGGCGTGCTTCTCATGCTGTTCCTCTGTTCGTCATCGGCACGCGCAGCGAGACGAGCTCGTCTTGCTCGTCGGTCCAGCCTTCGATGTCGACGAACTGCCGGCCGGCGAAAGCATCGGCGGCGGCTGCCGAAATCTGAACGCGCGTGACGGTCAAGCGCGGCTCCCACCGCATGAGCGCGGTCGCGATCGCCGCGTACAGGCGAATCCGGGTTGCGCCGTTGGCGGGCGCGTCGATGAGGTCGGGCAGTTCCGAGCCGAACGTGCGGCGCTGGATGCACGAGCCAAGCGGCGTCGAGACGATGCGGCCGATGGACTGCGCGAGGTGATCGAGCCCGGACATCGAGCGGCCCGTCTCTGCGTTCATGCCCCTCATAGCGGCGGACTCACTTCAGCCGATTCGCCGCGCGCCTGGTGCGTGTGGTGCGGCACGCTCTTGCCCATCGAGCGCACTTCGCCCGTGAAATCGGCCGCGCCGTCGATGCGCATGACGTGGCCGCCGCCGGCGCTGCCCGAGCCCGTCATGCCGGACTTGAACACGAGCGGCCCTTTCACGAGCAACGCGCCCGTGCAGGTGGTCTGTTCAGCGTCGAACGTGACCGACGCGGCTTTCACGGTCGCCGATTCCGTCTCGACCGTGACCGACACGGGCGCGATGAGGCGCACCGTCGCGCCGGCGGGCAGTTCGGCCGTGAGCGCATGCGCGTCGTGGTCGTAGCTCACGCGCGCGCCGTCCGCGTAGACGCGGGTGTGGGTGTTCGGCAGATGGTCCGGTGCGGGGAACGCGTCGGAGAACACGCCGCGCAGCGCGACGCCTTGCGCAAGGTCGCCCATCGCGCCGAGCACGACGACTTGCTCGCCCTTCGTCGGCGGCAACCATTCGCGCGTCGCGCCGGCCGAGGGCGTGAGCCAGGGAATCCAGTTCGTTTGCAGGCCGTCGTCGTCCGATTCGCCGATCGCCACGCGGCAAAGCGCCGCCTTGTGGTCGACATCGAGAATCGAGCCTTTGCGCACGGCGTTGCGTGCTTGTCGTTGAATTTCGTTCGCATCCATACCGGCAATGGTGCCGGTCGCCCGCGCGTGGCGCGAGCACTCGCCTTTGTCGTGCCGCCGGGTACAGCGCACTCGTGATCCGCGCAGTGAAACGTGCGTCGACAATGGCCGCTCGACACACGCAATAGTGCGGGCGGCTCGTGCCGCGCGCGCATTTCCACTCTCGCAACACGATGACGATTCACGCTACCGACGCCGCGCCCGCGGCCGATCTTTCCCCGCTACTCGACCGACTTCACGCAATGGATGCGCTCACGCTCGCGCGCATGCTGCCCGACGCGTCAATCGACATGGTGTTCACCGATCCGCCGTATTCGTCGGGCGGACTGCACACGTCGGCGCGCTCGCGGCCGCCGAGCACGAAGTACATCAACAGCGACACGAAGACTGTCTATACCGACTTCGAGAGCGACAACATGGACCAGCGCGCGTGGGCGTTCTGGTGTCACGCCTGGCTGAGCGAATGCCGCCGCGCGTTGAAGCCGGGCGGGCTGCTCGTGAGCTTCATCGACTGGCGTCAGCTCCCGACGCTGACCGATGTCGTGCAGGCGGCCGGTTTGATCCTGCGCGGCATCGCGGTATGGGACAAGACGCCCGGCCGCACGCGGCCGCGGCGCGGCGGCTTCGCGCAGCAGGCGGAATTCGTCGTATGGGCGAGCCGCGGCGCGATGCGCGACTGCGAGGTGTATCTGCCGGGCGTGTTCCCGTGCCGCTTGCCGTTGCCGAAGCAACACGTGACCGAGAAGCCGCTCGACATAGCGCGCGAGGTCGTGCGGCTCGTGCCGGCCGGCGGCGTCGTGTGCGATCTGTTCGCCGGTTCCGGCACGTTTCTCGTCGCGGCGCGCGAGGCGGGGCTGCATTGGATCGGTTGTGAAACGAATCAGGCGTATCGTGCTATCACATCGCAACGCTTGGGAACGTAGATCAATTGAGTATCTCAAGTGATGCAATATGCTGACTGTCCATACTTCTCATACGAGAACAATCCATAATGCGGTCAGCATCGCGATGGTGACTTCGGCTGCCAAAAGGTGTACGAGGTTTCCAAGCCACCCAATCATCGGTTGAGTGCTTGTCCATTGGGAAAGAGGAAGAGCTCTCGATTCATAGCCACCACAAAACTTCCTCGTCAGAACCATATTGCGATCGATATCGGCTTGACTCATCGCCTTCAATTCGTCCAGCGTAGGATTGGGGCAGTCAGAGCTAGGAGGAACCGTCCACGTTACCTCAGTGACGTAACCATCAAGTGGGTTGTGTGCCAATAGCGTCGATAGTGCAATGAACAAGCCACAGAAAAGCGCGATTCGCTGCGATTTTTTTAACTGGCGCATCAGTGGCATGTCGTCCCTCCATCTTGGACAGGTCCTGATATCGAGCTGGTACGCAGAGCACGTACTCATCTTTCACTTGCACTATAGACGAGGCAAAGCAAGGAGGCTGAACTCCTTGCGAACGAGTCCTGTCATGCGATCAATAAGAAGCGGTTTCATAAAGACTGCTCGGCGCGCCGGAGGGTATTCCAGCAGATCAGGCAACAACCGAGTTTGAGGAACGCGCCGTGAATGTCCGCACGTCGCTCGAAACGAATACGGAGGCGACGGAAGTGATGCAGCCAAGCATGCGTGCGTTCCACGACCCAGCGACATTTGCCAAGGCCACTGCCATGTTCGGTACGGCGCTTTGCGATCACCGGCTCGATACCGCGATTGCGCAACGCTTGCCGATGTCGCTCGGAATCGTAACCACGATCGGCATAAACCACACGCGGTCTGTGCAGTGGGTGGCCGCGCAATCCGCGAATCGGCGGAATCGAGTCGATCAGCGGCAGCAACTGCGTGACGTCATTGACGTTCGCGCCGATCAGGATCGCGGCGAGCGGCGTGCCGTTCGCGTCGGTGACGATGTGGTGCTTGGAACCGGGTCGCGCTCGATCGGTAGGGTTTGGCCCAGTTTTTGGCCCGCCCCAACGGCGCGAATCGATGATGAATCGACAGCGGCTCGCGAGAAGTCGATCTGGTCTGCCGCGCGCAGCTTCGCGAGCAGCAGTTCGTGCAGGCGGTCCCACACGCCGGCCGCCTGCCAGTCGCGTAGTCGTCGCCAACATGTCACGCCCGAGCCGCAACCCATCTCGGCAGGCAGATCGCGCCAGCGCAGTCCGGTCTTGAGAACGAACAAGATGCCCGTCAGCGCGGCACGATTCGAAACAGGTAGGCGACCCGGGTTCTTCTCGCGCCGCAGCTTGGGTGGCGGCAGTAACGGCTCGATCAGTATCCACAATTCGTCGTCGATGATCGGCTTGCCCATCTCCTCGGTCTCGGTTGTTCCGATGCCTGAGGTTAACAGCTCGCCGCAAAAGTTAACAGCCCCACGGGCCCTTTTTGAAACCGTCTCTAAATCGGAGTTCCTCCACGTACATGGCTACCTATCTCGAACTGAAAGCTCAAGCAGAAGCGCTGGCGCAGCAAGCGGAAGAAGCGCGGATAGCCGAACTGGACAGCATCATCACGACGATCCGTGACCAGATCGCTGAATACGGCATCACGGCTGAGCAACTTTTCGGACGACGACGCGCGCCTGCGTCGGGCACGCGTGCGCCGGTTGCACCGAAGTATCGCGACCCGAAAACGGGTGCGACCTGGAGCGGCCGTGGCAAGGCGCCGCACTGGATTGCAAACGCGAAGAACCGCGATCGGTTTCTGATCGAGCAGTGAGTGGGGTTGATGGTTGAGCTCGATGCCGTCACGCTGCGTGATGGAAATTTTCGGGCGATATGCCGTGAACGAACGGTCTTGGCTGCCAAGGCGATGGGACACGGCGAGGTGTTTCCATACGCTGAGATGATCGTCAAGGATGGATGGGCTACCTTCAGCCGTGACGGCGTCGAAGTGTGGAACTGCAGCGCGCGGTATGCCGCGGCTCACTTCGACATCCGGTCCGCTTAGGAACCTCCGCAGATGAGCGAACTTGTGCAGATTGCGCCAGGCGTTGTGTTCTCGTCCGATGTACTTGGTGCCGATCGGGTGCGGAAGTATCGACCGGACGCCGGGAGTACTCGGTCTACGACCCAACAGGGGGCAACGATAAAGGAAAGCGATCAAGAGGTTCGCGCAGGCGAGCCGGCTCAGTTGTCGTTGCTGTAGAGAATCGCGGATGACTGACACCCTGCGACTGTCGGCCTTCGCATTACCGCCGACCTCCCGAGTCGGTGCCCGACGCCTGTACCTGTTTCGTCCGCGAATGCATGCCGGGCCTGACCAAACGTCAATTGCTAGCGCGTACGCGCGCGCGAGGTTGGGCGCCGGCGTGGCACCCTCTGACGCATCTTATCCGAGAGGGGTTCGAAGCGTTTGCCTTCGACCTAACCGTTGATGAGGCACGCGGCTCGTTCGACGGCGCACCGGCCGCGCCGAACACATCCGCTGCACGCTCCTGCAGTTGCCGCTTCCATTCCGTGATCTGGTTCGGGTGCACATCGAACTGCTGCGCCAATTCGGCCAGCGTCCGCTCGCCCTTGACCGCCGCCAGGGCCACTTTCGCTTTGAACGCCGCTGAGTTCGTCCGTCGGGTTCTCTTCGTCATCTTTCCGGTTCCTTTGGCTGTATTATCGCCGGCTCAGGCCCCGGGCATTCCACTTACCCGACTGTCCGAATTTGCGAGGCCACCTCTGGCGACGTCAACAACAAGACGGTCCCGACTGGCAACATGACCCCGACGGTGAACGGCGGCAACGGCTAGATATGTCAACTTGTGCCGTTCAGAAAAGTTCAGAACATCGACTGAAGATTTGATATAACGTAAAGGTTAGTAATCCATATCGTTATCTCGTTGTCATGAAATTATTTTTTACAGTTTTATACATCGAAAAAGTAACTTATCACTGGAGCAGTGATGCAGTTGCATTATTTTGAAACGTCATTTCGACGCTCGCGATCGCATTTTACTATCGCGAACACCATTGTGTGGCCCCCCGACTTCGCCCGAATTCGCGGACACGTTTCGAACGCGATAGCTAACCAAATCGAAGAGGCTATTTGTTTTGGCTCTTTTAAACCCGGCGACAAACTTCCAACGCAGCGATCAATCGCGGAAATAATAGGCCTTCATCCGAACACGGTATATGCCGAATATTTCGAGCTTGCGCTACGCGGACTAACAAAGGGCTGCGTCCATCGCGGGACGTTCGTCATTGACCGAACCACCCATAAGGCGTCGACTTATACACAATTGTCGGTGTGAGTGGTCAAGATTGCGACGGCGACTGAAGCGCCTCGGATCAGTTTGACGACACATACGCGGCGCGTCTGAATACAGATAGGCGATAAACTCGGACATGACAGGGATAGCCAGAGCTCATGCCAGAAATATATAGGATGCCTACTTAAATATCATCACCAATCAGCTCTTGGGTTAAAAGGGGCGCCACCAAAACTTCGAGGAGTCAAGCGAATTATGTCATCCAGGCACCCAATAGTAATAAATGACCTCGAGGGAAAACAGATCCCCCAGGAAAGACTTTCGGTCTGTTCTTTCGCACGCAACAGCGTACGTGGCAACTCCGTTTTGGTCGGCGGTAAATTTTACACGAGTCTCAAAAACGTAGGAGGTATCTGACGACGATAATTGCATAATTTTTAATGCTTAAATCGCATCGAACGGACTTAAAATGAGCAAAAATAGATCTCTAAGTATCCGCATTCCATGGGTGGCGGGATTGATTTTACTGCCGCTTTTTTCAGGGCATGCTAATGCCGGCAATGATTTGCCACCCGGTGAATATAAATTGAGTTTTCCAGACCAAAGGCCTAATCCACCTTACAATCAACTGCCGAATTACAACACACGTCTCGACGCCAGCGGAACCGGTCCCGGGTATACGGTTCAAGTGAGCAGGCATCACATTATTCCATATAATATTTTGCGGAGATTTTATAATACAGTTATAAGTAGACCCGGCGATCAACTGCTTATAAGAAGCTTCTTCCTTACAATGGGTGACGAAGTTCAAAATTACGCAGCTCGCGGTGGGACGAGTTGTCAAGTTGGCAATTCCGATCTTGCAGATGCGGCGACTCTATCTTTGGCACTTTCAGACAATTACGCGCGTCAAGGTCAGGCTGCCAATAATCCTCCACTTGGATTTGATACCTTTTGGCAATTTTACACATGGTTGCCTGGAAATTTATTCATCGGCCCAACGAATCGAACGGACGACCCTGGAGAAAATTTCGAAGCGAACGCAGCAGCCATTGTGGGGCAATCAGCATTCCAGACATTTCAGCGACTTTACACCAATATGGTTAATTACAACGCTGCCCCGAGCGACGCAACCTTGAGATCAATCGCCTCCGATCTTACGAATATTGCGCAGAGGAGGAGCGCTTACCCCTTAAACTCTTTAGATTGGGTGAACGATAAAGGTCAATACAGAATTAGACAAAATAGAACAAACCAACAGATGGCCGCTCAACAGGCGTCAGACAGCCAAACCGGAGATTCGCCGGACGCCTGGAAATGTTATCTGGTGCTCCCCCACTACAAACGAGATCGCGAGAAATATCTCTCCGTAATTGTGAACGGACATCGATATGGCTCCGGGCATGACGAACTTTAATTACGCACTTTTTACAAAAGGAACTTTATCATGAATAAGATCAAAATTTATTTCGGCGCCTTTGTTATTGGTTCGGCACTGAGTGCAAATGCCTTTGCCTCTTGCGCAACAGGCTTGATTACATCATTTAAATATAATGATGGTGAAAGCATCAGCGTAACCGTTGACGGGAAAGATTTGTACACGGATAAATGGAACCTTCAACCGATTCTCTTTTCTTCCTATATTCTGGGAAAAAGGGTGGAAATTATTACTTCAGCCTGTTACAATGGCGGGGGATTTGGCCAAGTAAAAATTTTGCCGAATTAAACACAATGCAAACCTACTGAAATAGATGGATATTTGGATTGTTTTTCGGTATACAAAAACACTTCGCGCCAAATACCACTGATGCCCTTCAGTGCCGCAGCTTGCTTTTATTGCTTGCTGCGGCATTACGTTGTTGAGTCACCCGGAACAATCCGGGAACACATATTCAGTAAGGCATCGAGGTCAGAATGGCGTTTGCAACCCACGATCCGCAGGCCACTCGAGGCAGCCCTGCTTATGCGGGGCTGTCATTTTTGGGGCTGCTAAGAAGCGGTTTCATAAAGACTGCTCGGCGCGCCGGAGGGTATTCCAGAAGATCAGGCAACAACCGAGTTTGAGGAACGCGCCATGAATGTCCGCACGTCGCTCGAAACGAATACGGAGGCGACGGAAGTGATGCAGCCAAGCATGCGTGCGTTCCACGACCCAGCGACATTTGCCAAGGCCACTGCCATGTTCGGTACGGCGCTTTGCGATCACCGGCTCGATACCGCGATTGCGCAACGCTTGCCGATGTCGCTCGGAATCGTAACCACGATCGGCATAAACCACACGCGGTCTGTGCAGTGGGTGGCCGCGCAATCCGCGAATCGGCGGAATCGAGTCGATCAGCGGCAGCAACTGCGTGACGTCATTGACGTTCGCGCCGATCAGGATCGCGGCGAGCGGCGTGCCGTTCGCGTCGGTGACGATGTGGTGCTTGGAACCGGGTCGCGCTCGATCGGTAGGGTTTGGCCCAGTTTTTGGCCCGCCCCAACGGCGCGAATCGATGATGAATCGACAGCGGCTCGCGAGAAGTCGATCTGGTCTGCCGCGCGCAGCTTCGCGAGCAGCAGTTCGTGCAGGCGGTCCCACACGCCGGCCGCCTGCCAGTCGCGTAGTCGTCGCCAACATGTCACGCCCGAGCCGCAACCCATCTCGGCAGGCAGATCGCGCCAGCGCAGTCCGGTCTTGAGAACGAACAAGATGCCCGTCAGCGCGGCACGATTCGAAACAGGTAGGCGACCCGGGTTCTTCTCGCGCCGCAGCTTGGGTGGCGGCAGTAACGGCTCGATCAGTATCCACAATTCGTCGTCAATGATCGGCTTGCCCATCTCCTCGGTCTCGGTTGTTCCGATGCCTGAGGTTAACAGCTCGCCGCAAAAGTTAACAGCCCCACGGGCCCTTTTTGAAACCGTCTCTAAATGAAACGCCGAGGCGAGAGGTAGTGTTTCAACGATTCAGGTAGCGTAGCAGCCGATCGCGCACGAGCTCGCGATCGGCATCCGAGAAACCGAGCACGACGCGAACCGGATACTGCGCGAGCGGCCCATCCGGCTCGACGGGCACTTTCTGGCCCTCCTGGTGGACACGTGCGATGCGCGAGAGCCGTTCGTCGAAGCCGATCGCCAGCCCCGTGTTGTCGACATCGATGCGCAGATAGCGCGCGGTGCGCAGCTTCCGGAACATCGCCTCGCGCTTGACGCGGCCGGCCTTCTCGCGCAAGCGCTTGCCGCCCGCCTTCACCTTCCGCGGCTCGTACGCGCTGCCGTCCGGATTCCGCTGCGCGGCGACGCGCGACTGCTGCGCGCGGCGCAGATCGCGGCCGAGCTCGCGCAGCAGTTGACGGCGGGCCGCCGGCGACAGCTTCGCGAGCAACCCGCCCGCCCATCGTTCGAGCGCCTGAAGATCGTCCGTCATGAGAGCCACTCGTCGGCTGCGTCGTCAATGTGCTCGACCGTGCGGTTGCCGGCTTCGTCGGTGCCGACCACGACGCTTTCCGACAGCTTCACTTTGAGCCCGAGGTCGACGGCATTGTTCGACAGGATGTCGGCGACGAACGTCATGCCGTTGCGGCGCTCGTCCCGATTCGTCACGAGGTCCGGCTGATTCGCGCGCGCCCATTCGACCACGGCGATCATCACGTCGTCCGGGTTACCGATGAAGTCGCGAATGATGATCTCGCACTCGTATTCATAGTCGAACGACGCCGTGCGCGTGCCCGTCGCCTCGATCCGGCCTTCGTTGACGAACACGAGCAACTGGTCCGGCGAGGCGTTGAGCTGCGGTAACGCGGCGACGAGCGCCGCGCGTAGGCTGCTCGGCTTATTCATGGCCGTCCGCCCGCCGCACGCGTGCCTGACACGTCGCGATCATGTCGACTTCGGACGCGCAGCGCGCCCACGCCGCGCGCGCGACGTGCAGCGCGTCGCTGAGTTCACCGTTGGTCCGTGGCGCCATCGCCGGCATCGTGCAGGGCGTCACCACCACGCACTCGTTGAGCGTAATCGTCGGCGCCATTGAGGGCGGGGCTTGCGTGCAGGCGCACAACGTCGTCAGGCAGAGCGCCAGCAGCCCAGGTGCGCACGGCGGCGTTTTCATCGATCAGTCTCCGCAGTTCGTTTCGATAGGTCGCGAGCGTCGCATCAACGCCGGCGCGCGCGCGGTCGAGCTGCTCGCGTTGTGCATCCTTCGCCTTGGCGTCGGCCAACAGGCGCTCGATGACGGCGGCGCTCGCCTGCGCGTCGCGATTCGCACGGCGCGCGTCGTCGGTCGCCCGCTCGAGCTGCGCGCGCAGCGCGCGGCCGTGCTGGCAGCTCGCGACCAACGCAATCAGCGCGAGCAGCGCCAGCCACGGTGTCAGGCGCGAGAAATTCATGCGGCCGCCTTGCCGGTGCCGGCGTACTTCACGTACGCGCGGTCGAGCTTCACGTCATACAGGTTGATCGCGAAATCCGAGCCGTTGTAGCCTTCCGCAAACGCCGCCCACTTCCGGGCACGAAGCGCGGCCAGCAGCTTCTTGTCGGCCGCGACGTACCGCACGAACGCGTCGAGGTGCTCGGCTTCGCCCAGCTCCATACGGGACACGAATTCGTCGACGCTCGCGTAACCCAGGCGTTTCCAGTGATACGCCATGATCTGGAACGCGCCCCAGCTCGCGGACTCGTAAGCGGATGCCGCGTCGATGCGCGCCGCGGTGTCGAGCCGCACGTATTCGGCGGCGCCGCCCTGGTAGCCGCCGCGCTTCGGGTTGACGACGCCCGGCCATCGTGCGGCGGCAGCGTCCGCCGCTTCCCTGCCGACATTCGCGACGAGCCGCTGATACATGACATGCCGCTCGAACAGGATTTTCGGCCGGCCGTCGTCCAGAAAGCCGACGCCGCGGGACTCAACTTCGTTGACAGCCCGCACGCACGCGAGCGATACGCCGAGCGTCGCGGCCGCGCGCGCGAGGTCGGCGTCCGTCAGGTGCTTAGGGTCGCGCTGCCCGCTGGCGAGCACCCGGTACGTCTTCGGGCCGGCGATGCCGTCGACGACGAGACCCGCGGCCGCCTGCAACGTCTGGACGGCTCGCTCGGTCTGTTCGTCGTAAAGGTGCGATACGTCGACCGGGTAGCCGGCGCGCACGAGGCGCTGCTGCAGCAGTCCGACTTCCGCGCCGTGATCGTTGAATCGAAGGATGTTCACGCTTCGTCACTCCGTAGAAGGCGCGCGACGTTGCCGCGCGCGAGGTACACCAACACGGCGAGCAGAACCGCGAGCGCCGCGTGAAAGAAGCCGGTCGGCTTCGGATGAAACAGCAGCTCGATCGCCGAGCCGCCCGAAATCGCGACGATCACCCAGGCCGCCCACGCGACATGGAAGCGATGCCGCGCGCCGTTCTTGCGGTAGGTCAGCACGCGCACGATGACGGCCAGGTGCGCGGCGAGCGCGACGAGTGCGGACGAGACATGCACGTCAGTCTCCCTTGCGAAACAGCGCGAACAGGTCCATGCCCTTCACGCGCTCGATCAGCGTCAGCGTGACCGCGATCACGAGCGCGGCCGCGAAGAACGCGGCGACGCCCGTCGAGCGGATCGGCACGGCGTGGATGATTTCAGGCGCGGCGAGGTAGCCCATCACGAGCGAGATGAGCATGTACGCGGCGCGCTTCGCGAGACCGAGGTCTTTCGACGTGACGACGACGAGCGCCGCGCCCGCGAACGCGCCGATCAGCGCGTCGCCGTCGACGCCAGGCGCGATGCCGGCGAGGCCGACCGCGGCGAACAGCGCCGCGGCCGAGGTGGTGTTCGGTTCAGCCATTCATTCGGCTCCGGTCAGTCAAACAGTTGCAATAGCGGCGTGGTCGTCTCGATCGCGCGGCGCTCGGGCATCTCCACGACGGTTCCCATCGGCAGCACGACGCCGAGCTCGGCGAGGCCGGGGTTCGCTTCGAGCACGGCTTCAACCGTGCCCGCCGTGCTGCCGTAGTGCCGCCAGCACAGCGCGTCGAGCGTCTCGCCTTGCAGCGCCGCGATCTTCATTGCCCGAGCGCCTGCCCGTCGCGATCGAACAGGCCGAGCACGCGCGGCTTGAGCCGGGCTCGCCGGCGCGCGATCACGGCGGCTCGTATGGCCGCCTCCGCGCCGGTGCGATCCGAGCAATAGGCAATCTCAAGCCAGAACAGGCCAGCGACGCGCTGCTGCACCTGGCACGCGCCGGCGCAGAACAGCTTCCCGCCGCGCACGCGGGACTGCGCGAACTGACGAATGCGGTACAGGGGGCGGGCCATCAGATCAGTTCCACCGTCGAGCGCGCGATGCCGAGGATGTCGCTGATCGCCCATCGCGCGGCGCGGCGTGCGTCGTCGACCGTCGCAGCCAGCTCGGCCGCGACCTGGCCGCCGCTCTTCGTCGTGTCGTAGCCGCGGTACTTCTCCGTCACGTCCGCGTGCGTCAGGTGGTACACCGCGCGCCGGTAGCGGGCCACGTGTGCCGATTCGCCATCGATGCGCGGCGCCGGCACGTCGGCGAGCGTCGCCGCGCCCGCCGCGCGCTGCCGGGCGCGCCACGCGGCGAGCTCGTCGTTCACGGTCAGCAGCGCGTCGCGCGCGGCGTGCCGCAGCCGCTCGGCCGTCACGGTGCCGTCCAGGCGCATCGCGTCGCGCAGCGCGGACAGATCGATGTCCGGGAAGAAGCCGTCGTTCGTCAACGTGCCTTCGATCGGCGTCGCCGCGACGGCGGGCGCGGCGGTGGCAACAAAGCTGTTCATGGTCGGTTCGCAATGAGGTGGCGGTGGACCGGCGCACAAGGCCCGTGACCGTCAGGCGTAGGGCCTGGGCGCCGGTGCCGCCATGCCGAGGTGGGCTCTTTACTTGCCGTCGGCGCCGTCGCCCCGACGGCCCGCGGCTTCGACCTGCTTCGTCAGCCGGTCGATGTCCTTTTTCACGCCGACGCGATCGTTCAGCGCGACCGCGCGGCGCAGATAGTCGAGCGCGCGCGCCGGCGCGGCGGCCTGCATCGCGTAACCGAGCGCTTTGTACAGCTTCGCGCGCACCTGGTCGTGCATGTCGGCCTCGCGCGTCAGATCGTCGACGAGCTCGAGGCTCGCCGCGTCGAACGTCTCGCCGTCGAGGAACGACGACAGCGCGGCGTCGGCGAACTGCTCGGCGACGAGCGACGCGAGCGAGCGCTCGAACTGGTCGGGCAGCGTGAGCCCGTTCGAGAGCGCGTAGGCCGCGATCGCGAGCGCGCCGTCGAAGTCGCCGGCGTCGATGCGCCAGACCATGACCGTCACGAGCACGTCGTCCTGCGCGCCGCGGCCGCCGCTCAACACGCCCGCCACGTAGTCGGCGTAGTCCGGCAGCAGCTTGCGTTTCAGCTCGATCTTCCGCTCGATCGACTGAATGCCCTTGAGCGCGCGGCGGTCGGCCGCGAGCTTCGCGAGCATCAGCTCATAGGCGGTCGCGCCCTTCATCGTCGCGCCGGGCGACGCGGCGGCCGCCGCGCGCGCGGCCGAGACGCGATTGAAGTGTGCGCGGGCGGGCGTGTTGATCGTCATGCCGCCGCCAGTTCGATGTTTTCGGCCACGCAGCCGCAGCCGAAGTCTTCGACCACGTAGGCGTCGTTCGACGATTCGTAGTTCTCGATGCGGTCGCGTTCCGGCACTTCCTTCAGCGTGCGCCGGCGCGCGCCTTCCTGGTAGTAGATCGACAGATTTGACAGCTTCGTGACCATCAGCGCGCGCTTCGGGAAGAACGGCACGCGCACGGCCGGCAGATTGCCGAGGCGCTTCTGGCTCACGATCAGATCGGCCGCGAGCCGCTCGGTCGGCGCCTGCGTCGCGTTGACGATCGGGAAATACTTGTCGTGCAGCAGCTCGCGGCCGCAGATCACGACGAGGCCCGTGTCTTCCTGGAACCACGGGTCGATCATCGACGACACGATATCCATCACGAGCGCGTCGAGGTTCTCGTAATCGCCCGCCTTGCCGACGAGCACCTTGCCGGCCTGCTTCGCGCCTTCGTGCAGCACGCGCTGCGCTGCGCGCTCGCGGTACTGTTGCAGCCAACCGATGTTCACGTCCTGCAACAGCGGGTTTGCCTGACGGTCGGTCGTCGCGGCCGCCTTCACGCCGTTCCAGCCGATCATGATGCGATCGAGCGCCCCCTGGTTGAGGATCACGTCGCGGATGCGCTGCTGGAAGTCGGCGAACTTCGCCCACATGTCGAGCTTGCGATACGGAATCGCCGTGTCGTAGTCGGTCTTCTCGCAGCGGTAGCGGTTGCGGTCGAGCGCCGTCGGGTCGATCGGTTGGCGCGCGGCTTTCGTCGTGTCGGTGCGGCTCGCGATCGGGCCGGACACGGACAGGCCGAGCTTTTCGCCTTCGAGCTCGGTCACGGGCAGCACGTTGATGCGCTTGAGAAACTCGCTCGATTCCTGCATCTTCGTTTCGAGCCGCTGTTGCACGGTCGGCTCGACCGCGAATTTCTTCGACACGTCGCCCGTGTCGTTCAGCTTGGCGATTTGCGCGGCGTACTTTTCATATGCCTGGCGCGTTTCCTTCCTCATCGGGAAATTCTCCTGTGTGGTGTGCGGGATGGGTCAGCAGTCGGTCACGAGCTCGCCCGTCGAGCCGGTCGACGGCGGGCGCTGCGGCGCGCCGTTGTCGGTGTTCGACAGCTTCTCGGTCAGCGCTTCGACGGCGGCGAAGGCTTCATCGGCGCGCTTCTTCGCGTCGGCCGCGGCGCCCGTCGCGCTCGTGACAGCCGTGCTCAGCGTCGCGACTTCGCGGCCCGTGTGGTGCGCATGGATGGCGACCCGCTCGAGCGCTTCGCGCACGTCGGCGAAGCGCTCGTCGTCGTTCTCGCGGTTGCGGGCGAACAGGCCCTTTACCCATTCCTTGAGGCCGGCCGTTTCGGCCGCGCCTTCGAATTCGATCGCCGTCTCGCACGCGGGCGTATAGAGGTTGTTCGAGCGCTTCGCGGCGAATTGCAGCGCTTCGGTGCCGAGGCTCGCCGGGTCGTCGGTCGCCGCGAGCCCGACGAGATACGCCTCGCCGATGTCGGCGAAGTCGGGGTTGATCTCGATCGACGTGAAGAGCTTCTGGCGCTTCTTCGACAGCGCGACGAGCTCGTCGGTCGGATCGATCTGCGCATACAGCGCCATCTTCCCTTTCAGCGGGCCGTCTTCGATCTCGGCTGCCTTCAGCGCGATCACGTCGCCATACGCGCCGAACGGGTTGTTCGCCGACAGCGGCGCCCAGCCCTTGATGTGCTCGACGTTCACGCGTGCGCCGTACAGCTTCGGGTCGTAGTGCTTCGCCATCTGCGTGAGCCATTCACGCTTGATCTCGCGACCGTCGACGGTCGCGCCTTCCACTGCGACGCGGAAGAATTTCGTTTTGCTTGCCATAGAGAGGGTCGAACATGGTTGAGTGAGCGTGGTTCTCATGTTCGGCGTTCACGCGCCACGGCTCAATCCGCGGCGTTTGTGGGTCACGCGGGTACAGCGCGCTGCGCGTGCTCGCGCGCACGCGGCGGCCTACGCTTGGCCGCATGCTCGAAACCACGGACCCTCATCAGCTCGAAAACGACGTGCGCAAGGTCGCGCGCACGCTCTATTGGCAAGGCTGGCGCATCGCGTCGATCGCCCGCCATCTCGACATCAAGCCCGCGACCGTCGCGTCGTGGTGCCGCCGCGAAAAGTGGAAGGACGCAACGCCCGTCGAGCGCATCGAGGCATCGCTCGAAGTGCGCCTGATGGTGTTGATCGCGAAGGAGAAGAAGGACGGCGCGGACTACAAGGAAATCGACCTGCTCGGCCGCCAAGTCGAGCGGCTCGCGCGCGTGCGCAAGTACGACGAGACGGGGAAGGAATCGGACCTGAACCCGAAGATTGCGTCGCGCAACGCTGGCCCGAAACGCCGTGCGCCGCGCAACGAAATCAGCGACGAGCAGCACCAGCGCATCATCGAAGCGTTCCGCGATTCGCTGTTCGACTATCAGAAAGTCTGGTATCGGAACGGCGATCAGCGCACGCGCAACATCCTGAAATCGCGGCAGATCGGTGCGACGTGGTACTTCGCGCGCGAGGCGCTCGTCGACGCGCTCGACACCGACCGCAATCAAATCTTCCTGTCGGCGAGCAAGGCTCAGGCGCACGTCTTCAAGCAGTACATCACGCAGTTCGCGCGCGCGGCGGCCGACGTGGAGCTCACGGGCGATCCGATCATCTTGCCGAGCGGCGCGACGCTGTACTTCCTGGGCACGAACGCGCGCACCGCGCAGTCGTACCACGGCAACTTCTACTTCGACGAATACTTTTGGGTTCCGAAGTTCCGCGAGCTGAACAAGGTCGCCTCCGGCATGGCGATGCACAAGCGCTGGCGCAAGACGTACTTCAGCACGCCGTCGAGCGTCACGCACGAGGCGTACGCGTTCTGGAGCGGCGCGCACGCGAACCGTGGCCGTGCCGCGGCCGACCGCATCCAGATCGACACGAGCCACGAGGCGCTCGTGCGCGGCATGTTGTGCGAGGACGCGCAGTGGCGGCAGATCGTGACCGTGCTCGATGCGATGGCGGGCGGCTGCGACCTGTTCGACATTGACGAACTGCGCCGCGAGTACAGCGCCGAGGAATTCGCGAATCTGCTGATGTGCCAGTTCATCGACGATTCGCTGTCGGTGTTCAAGCTGTCGGACCTGCAACGCTGCATGGTCGACTCGTGGGAAGAATGGGCGGACGACTTCTCGCCGCTGCTGCTGCGGCCGTTCGGCTATCGCGAGGTGTGGGTCGGCTACGATCCGGCGCTCACGGGCGACTCGGCGGGGCTCGTCGTCGTGGCGCCGCCACGCGTCGACGACGGCGCCTTCCGCGTGCTCGAACGTCATCAGTTCCGCGGCAACGACTTTGAGGAACAGGCCGCGGCAATCGAGGCGATCACGCAGCGCTACAACGTCGGCTACATCGCGATCGACACCACGGGCATGGGGCAAGGCGTCTACCAGCTCGTGCGCAAGTTCTTCCCGGCCGCCGTCGCGCTGAACTACTCGCCCGAGGTGAAAACCCGCCTCGTGCTCAAGGGCCAGTCCGTCGTCCGGAACGGCCGCCTGCAATTCGACGCGGGCTGGACCGATCTGGCGGCGGCGTTCATGGCGATCAAACAGACGATGACGGCGAGCGGCCGTCAGGCGACCTACACCGCCGGCCGCACCGACGAGACGGGCCACGCCGACCTGGCGTGGGCGTGCCTGCACGCGATCGACCGCGAGCCGCTCGCCGGCGGCGGCATTCATTCATCTTCATTCACGGAGTATTACGCATGAGCAAGCGCCGATCGCGCGCGCCGCGCACGTTCGCGGCCGCGCCCAATCCGAGCGCCGGCAGCGCCGCGCCGGCGCGTGCCGAGGTCTTCACGTTCGACGAACCGACGCCCGTCATGAACCGGGCCGAGATTCTCGATTACGTCGAGTGCTGGTCGAACGGCGAATGGTTCGAGCCGCCGGTCAGCTTCGCCGGCCTGGCGAAATCGTTTCGCGCGAGCACGCACCATAGCTCGGCGCTGTTCTTCAAGGCGAACGTGCTGGCGTCGACGTTCCGCCCGCACCGCTGGCTGTCGCGGCACGCGTTCGAGCGGTGGGCGCTCGATTTCCTGACGTTCGGCAACGGCTATCTGGAACGCCGCCGCAACATGGTCGGCGGCACGCTGCGGCTCGAGCCCGCGCTCGCGAAGTACGTGCGGCGCAAGGCGGATTTCAGCGGCTTCGTGTACGTGAACGGCTGGCAGGAGCGGCACGAGTTCGAGCCCGACAGCGTGTTCCAGCTCGTGCGGCCGGACATCAATCAGGAGGTCTATGGCCTGCCCGAGTATCTGAGCTCGCTGCACTCGGCGTGGCTGAACGAATCGTCGACGCTGTTCCGGCGCAAGTATTACGAGAACGGCAGCCACGCCGGCTTCATCCTGTACATGACCGACGCCGCGCAGAAACAGGACGACGTGGACAACATGCGCGACGCGCTGAAGAACGCGAAGGGGCCGGGCAACTTCCGCAACGTGTTCATGTACGCGCCGGGCGGGAAGAAGGACGGCATCCAGCTCATTCCCGTGTCCGAGGTCGCCGCGAAAGACGAGTTCTTCAACATCAAGAACGTGACGCGCGACGATCTGCTTGCCGCGCACCGCGTGCCGCCGCAGTTGCTCGGCATCGTGCCGAGCAATTCGGGCGGGTTCGGCACGCCGGATACCGCTGCACGCGTGTTCGGGCGTAATGAAATCAGGCCGCTACAGGCACGCTTCGCCGAGCTGAACGACTGGCTCGGCGAGGAGGTCGTGAGGTTCGACGATTACGAGATTCCGCCGGCGCCGGTCGCGGCGTAGCGCGCAGACCAGTGCAACGCCGCGCATCCGGCCATCGATGGCGTTACGCGTGCGCAGCCGTGCGAACGCGCGAGCGTGCACGCGTTGTTGCCGGCGCGGGCACCGGCGCAGGTTCGGCCGGCGCAACGGTCAGGTGCAGCCCCAACGCGCCCACAACTTTCATGATCGTTGCGAATTCCGCGTTCCCACCTTCCGACAGCGCGCGATAGAGCGCTTCACGCTTCACGCCGGACTCGCGCGCGAGCGCTGTCATGCCGCGCGCTTTCGCGACGTTCCCGAGCGCGGCTTGAATCAGCCGCGGGTTTCCATCCTCGAACGCTTGCGCCAGGTAGTGACGAATCGTTTCCTCGTCCTTCAGGTACTTCGAGCCGTCGAACTCGGCCAGTTCGCTGATTTTCATACTCAATCCTCCAGTTCGCCAGCGATTTGCTTCGCTAGCTTGATGTCCTTCTTCTGCGTCGACTTGTCCCCGCCGCACAACACCACGACGATAATTTTTCCGCGTCGCACGAAGTAGGCCCGATATCCCGGCCCCACATCAATCTTCATTTCGTTGACGCCGTCGCCGACTGCGCGCCACTGGCCGAGATTGCCAAGCTTCGCCCGCTCGATGCGCAGGTTGATTGCCGCGCTACCGACCGGATCGCGAAGCCCGTCAAGCCATTTGTCAAACTGGGGGGTCGTCAGAACTTTGAACATGCGAGAATTGTAACCCATAAGGGACAATCCAGCTACGGCTGTCTCGCATCGGCTCGCTAACTCCACGCGCTGATGGCTGCGGCGGATCGCGGTATCCACCGCGGCCGCCGGCGGTGCATCAGTGCCGCGCCGTTTTTGGGCGAACTCGAGCCGCGCGGCGAGGACACGCCGTGTGAGTGTGCCGGCCGTCGCCATGTCGCCCCTGCCGCCCGGCCCTGTCGGCAAAGTGATATGTCCCTTTTAATGGACGGGGATAGCGGGCCTACAACGGCTTGAGGTCGAGAGGTCGCCCAACAGCCGAACGAGCGCAACGGGCAGCGCCGTGAGGCCGAGAAGCAGCCGTACGGCGATATATGAGGGCCAGGGCTGCCCACGCGCCGGCGGTCGCCGCGGCGGCCTTTGCGCGGTCCCCCTCCTCGCCCGCGGTCTTTCTTGATGGGGCAGTTTTCATGCATTCGCCGCCCAGCGCCCGAGCGCCTACTGGCGCGGGCTTCGCGCGATTTCGCATGGTGGCAAATTCGTGCGTTTTCATGCGCTTTCGTGCAGAATTTGGCACCACTATTGCAACTCGCGCAATGGCACCCTTGCCGTTACGGCGACGGCGGCAGCTTCGGCATCTTGTGCAGCGCTTCCCAATAGCCGTAGATGCGATCGGGATCGATATCGAATCGGTGCAGCCAAGCCTCTGTCGAGACTTCGGTGTTTAAAAGCGGCGCGGTGCTATTCGGCGTGCCGCTCTGAAGCGTGCCGACGGCATCGGCAATGAGTGGGCGCAGCGCCTGATTCACGAGTACATATGCTGGCGGCGGTTCGGGCGCTTGCCCCTTCTCCCCTGCGATTCCCGTTTGCGGTGCCACTCCTGCTTGAATGAGCAAGCCGTCATTACCGTAAGACCGCAGCCCGAACCAATCGGGAGGGAGAGCCAGACTCTGCCGCCCGCCGAGCTCGCGCACCATATCGGCATTGATTGCCGTGAGCCAGTCGACCGTTTTGATACGGTTCGTGAGTCGGCGCACCCCCCTTCGAACTGGGTCACCTACATCGAGCCCCGGACCATAGCGACGGGCCAGAAAATACTCCGACGCCTCGTTCGGATCGCGCCGCAGCAGTGACAGATTCACCGCATACCCGGCATGCCCATGTACGGCGTCCAGATCGTCGGCCGCTTGTGCGAAAAGTGCCTGAAAAACATTCGGGCACAACGTCAGGAACGCTGGCGGGACTGAGAACGACAGCACATCGAGCCCGCGATTCAGCGCTGCTTGCCAATCTTCGAGACAGAACGTCACAAACTCCATCGCCCCCGCGCCTTCTTTCTCTTCCGCATCTGACAACCCGACGACGAGTAGATCATCAGACGGAGTGTCCTTCGCGAGCGAGGAAAACGACGGAGCTTTTTCAATCGCCGTCGGTTGCTTCCCCTCCTGATAGAGCCAGCGGAGTGGCGTGCCTTTCGATGGTTCGCGTCCTTGCGATTGCGCAAGTGCGTGCTGATATGTGCGAAGCGCAGCGTCGTAGCGTTGGAAGCAACGAGTTAACGCCTCGCGCCTCTGCGGCGTGTGCCCGTCTCGGAAGTACAGTACGCCGCGGACGGCCAAAATCGCGCCTACGATCCTGCGTTGATGGTTTGGCTCAAACAGCCCATAAGGGAGTGATCCGGCCCGGCCCGGATCATTCGCCCATGCGGCCAGTTCATCTTGCGTCATTGCCATAATTAGAATCAGGGAAGCGGTAACGGTACGGGGGGAATCGGCGGCATCAGCGGCATGATACCGCCCGACGACGGCAGCTTGTCGCCGAACATGTCTTCCAGATTGGGTTGCTTTTGAGTGGAGGTCGACGGCTGCGATTGACGATCCGCCTCGCCGCACCGGCAATCTTCCGGCCCAATCGCCGCAAGCTTTCGGTCATCGCCGGCGATATCCAGATACGCCTCGCGCTGGCCCTTCGAAAAGTCGTCGGGCGGAAACTTCATCTCGACAATCTGCTTGATGTTGGACTGGACCGGCGGCTGGCTTGGATCGTTCACGATCACGACATCAGGCCGGCGGAAGTACGTCTTCTTCGCTTGCTTGTATGCGTCCATGCCGCCCGGAAAATACTTCTGAATCCATGCGGGCAACCAGCTATGCGGCATGAGCGGGTCGGCACTACTCATCACGGGCGCGGGGGGAGATTGCCGCATGTCGTAAGTGACTTCCGGAAGATACTGCGTCGGCGCGCCGGTCAGCCCTTTGGCGACCAAGTTTTCCGCCTTCAGCCGTTGCGATACGCATGCCTGGCGCAAAATCTTGCCGTCCGTCGTCGCGACACCGACACGGCTGCAACGGCAAATCGCATCACATAACACCGCATGATCCTGCGGCGACAATTGCCCGCGGCTCAACCCAACTCGCGTGGTTTGGCCTTCGCCCGTCGACATGCCGCCGACGGCGTTGCTTGTTCCGTAGTCGCTCATGCGGGGCTCGCGCCCGAGTTGGTGAACGTCAGCGACGAAGCTTCGTCACTGTCGAGCCAGCTTGTGAATCCGTTCGCGTCGGTTTGACCGTGGACGGTCCGACCGTCCGCGGACGTGATCGTATATGCGTGATTCGCGAGTGGCTCGCGTGTATGGTCATCGAGCAACTGGAAGCGGCCGCGATACGGTTCATTCGGCGCCGAGCGCGCCTGCGCGATGACGCTCTTTCCGCCGCCAATGGGGCTACCTTGGCCCGCCGTGGGCGCAACCGTTGCGGTGCCTTGCGAAGCGATCAGCGTCGCACCGCATGCCGTCTTGTCGCCATCGGTCGCGACCGGCCGGTCGCCGAACGTCATGTTGAGTCCGCTTTTCACGCTCACGATCGGATAGATTCCGCCGCAGCGCGGGCACGTCACCATATCGCCGAGCAGCGCAATTGCCTTGCCGTAAACGAGATTGGCCGTGTTACAGCCGACGACACGGCCGCCGTGCGTCGTCGTGTCGCCTTCGCAGATGAATGCAAATCCCATGTTGACAACCCCCGGAGTATTTGGCGGGGAATGTAGCATGTACTCCAGAGCGCTAATCCTGTCAGTTTTGTCAGGGCTGCTGCGCTCATGATGCGAGCGTCGTCAATCGCGCATCGTCTCGTCAACGAAGCGCGACGCGCCCAAGGCGAGCACGGCGTTTCGCGATATACCCATTGCATGCGCCGCACGGTCGACGCGTTCGAGCAGTTCGGCATCAATATCCATGCTGATTTTTTTCTTTCTCGGCCGGCGCGGCACCGTCGGGCTCTGCGGCTCGACTGTTACAACAGGCGGTGCCGCCGGCCGCGCGTCAGGTGCACCCGAAATGAATGCGGCAATCGCCGCCTCGCCTTGAGAAAGCGTCGGTCTTTTCGTAATCGACATGTCAACCCCTATCTATTAACTGTCCTCTCGATACCATGTCGATATCCATTCGATATCGACATGATGTCTTTTCACTAGCGCGCGAGCGCCCCGCTTGCTCGCAGCACGGCATCCTGCACACGTTCGATTTCTGCACACGCTACGGTGTCGCGGCGCGGCATTTCTTCGACGTGCAACCCGGCCGCGCTCGCGTTCGAGAACGCTTTGCGACGATGCAGACGGCACGGCAGCAATTCGATGCCCGCGTAGCCCGCGATAATCGATTCGGCGTCGCGATTGTCCGCCCCTTGCACATCCGCGGCGTTCAGAAAAGCGAATGCGCGCAGCTCGCGCACTGCGCGAGCCTCATCGAGCAATTTCGCCATGTCATCGAGCGCCCACACGTCGAAGGATCGCGGGAGAACCGGAATCAACACCGCGTCGGCGACGGTCAGGGCCGCCCGGAACGCACCGGAGTCGCGCCCGCCAACGTCGATCACGACCTGATCGAACTGCACGCACTGCTGCAGCACTTGGGCCCGCAACGACGGGCCGTCCGCATAGGCCGACGCCGCGATCAACGGCCGGCCCGTGTGTGCGCGAGCCGTGATCGCCGACAGGCTCGTTCGCTGGCTGTCACCGTCGACGAGCCAAACGCGCGCGCCGTCGAGCGCCAGACCGATCGCGAGCTGTACCGCAGTCGTCGACTTGCCGACGCCGCCCTTCGGGTTTCCCACTGCCAGAATCATCAACCACCCCTATCTCTGTTCGATATCGAATCGATATCGACTCGATGCCGTTTAGACACCGTGTCGATACCGCTCCACTTCGCAGCAGCTCAGACAGCGAGCCGCATCTGTTCGCCGACGCGCTCGCGCCGCTGCACGGGCGCCGTCGGCGTCATTTCGAGCCGTGCGCGGTACGTATGGCCGCACACTACGTCATCGCACTGGTAATCGATCTCCCACGCCAGCGCGGACTTCTGTTCCAGCACGCGGGCGATGCCGCGCGCGCCGCAGTGAGGGCAAGCAATCGTGAATCTCACTTCGCCGCCTCCATCAGCCGGAGCGTCGTGCGCGAATCGACGAAGCCGCGCAGGCGCTCAGACGGTCTGACTTCGAGCGCGACGCCGGGCCGCGGCCGCGCCGACGGCGACAGCGAGAACAGGATTTCGAGACCGGCCGGCGTTCGAAAGCCGCAGTCGTCGCACACGAAGTAGAGGCGGCGCAGCGTCGCCGACATCGCTTCCGTATGGCGTGCCTCGATTTCGCCTCCGCAGCACGGGCATTCGATCGTCATATGCGTCATAGGGTGTTCCTCACTCTACAGGTTCTGATGACCCCGTTTCGCGCCGTTCCCTACCCCGTGGGCACCGATTCGTACAGCTTCCGCGGGTATCTCTGATCTGCCCCCGGTTTTAGTCCGAACTGCAGTTAGAGTCCGAGGTTAAAAACTGCTGCTTTGCATCGTGCGCCCGAGCGAACTGCACAGGCGTCAGATAGCCGAGTGAACTATGAGGCCGCTCGGTGTTGTACTCGATACGCCATTCCTCAATCAGCCGCTTGGCGTGGCGCATTGAGACGAACCAGTGCTCGTTCAGGCACTCATCGCGGAACCGCCCGTTGAAGCTCTCGATATAGGCATTCTCCACCGGCTTGCCAGGCCGAATGAACGACAGCGTGACGCCGGCTTCGTAGGCCCATGCATCCAGCACCTTACCAGCGAACTCCGGCCCGTAGTTGTCGACCGTGATGGATGCGGGCAAGCCTCGCATCTCCTTCAAGCCGCTCGAGCACTTGCTGCACGCGTAGGCCCGGCAGCGAAGTATCGACCTCGATGGCCAAGCACTCGCGCGTGTAGTCGTCGACCACGTTCAGGCATCGAAACCGCCGACCATAGGCCAGCCCGTCAGAAACGAAGTCCATCGACCCGCTCTGATTCGGGCCGGTTGGTAACGGCAGCGGCGTGCGCTCGACAGCCGCAATACGCTTGCGTCGCCGCTTGCGCACGCTCAGTCCCGCCTTGCTGTACAGGCGCCAGATGCGCTTGTGGTTGGCGAAGCAGCCATCCCGCTGCAACAACACGTGAATCCGGCGATAGCCGTAACGGCGCTTCTGCGCGGCGATGGCCATCATCCGGCCAGTCAGCGCTTCGTCGTCAACTCGGCAGCATGATTCGTAGTGCAACAGCGAGCGCGAAATCCCTACCAGCCCGCAGGCCCGGGTAACACCCATGGCGCGTTCGGTCAT